TCTACTGCCTCTATGATTGGCTTGGCGGTGACACTACTAATGAAACTTTAAGGATACGGAGAGAGATGCTAGAAGAACTATTGCTAGGCTTATGGCCTCAACTTGTAGCACTAGTCGCCTTTGCGTGGCTAGTCTCTCGCCTATCTGAAAAAGTAGCACAGGCTGAAAAGAAGATTGAAACTTTGTTTGTGCTATTCAATAAAATGAAGGACGATAATAATAGGAGTTAGCTATGCTGGCAGAACTTGCAGCAGCTAATGCCGCCTTTGCTGTAATCAAGAAGTTTGTTTCCAATGGAAGAGAACTGGCTGACTGTACGAAAGCCATCGGTGACTTTGTAACAGCAAAGGACGCTCTTCAGAAACGAGGTAACAAGAAAAAGAACTCTTGGTTTGGAAAGTTAAGCGGTAATACTGCTGATGATTTAGAAGAGTTTATGGCGTTAGAAAAAATACGTCAACAAGAAGAAGAGTTAAAACAGTTTATGATTTACGCTGGTCGTGCTGGCTTATGGCATGATTGGATTAGGTTTCAAGCACAGGCTCGTAAGCGTAGACAACAAGAACAAGCAGACGCTATACGCAAGCGTCAAGAGTTAATAGAAACGCTAGGGTATGTAACAGTTGCCTTTACTATAGCTGCAATATCTGTAGCCGTACTCGTAGGCGCATACTATTGGAGATATAAATGATACAGGCACTGATACCTCAGTTGCTGCCCATCTTAGGTGGTGTAGTAGATAAAGTAATCCCTGACAAAGCACAACAAAGTGTAGCTAAGTTAGAACTAGAGAAAGCACTGGTAGACAATGCAAACAGCATTAACATCGAAACTATTAAGACTAATCAAGCAGAGGCGCAACACCGTTCCGTATGGGTCGCTGGGTGGAGACCTGCTATCGGCTGGTCTTGTAGTGCTGGTATTGCTTGGCTCTTTATCGGTCATCCAGTAGCTTCTTGGGCTGCTGTTATGATGGGTGCTACAGTTGAACTACCTAGCATCCCAACAGACATTTTACTTGAACTCACCTTCGCTATGCTTGGCATGGCTGGCCTCCGTACTTTCGAGAAGCTGAAAGGCGTGAGTAAGTGAGCCTAGAACTGATTGCAATATTTTTACAAATGTTAACTCTTGTAGCTGTATGTGTTAATACAGGGGTCAACATAATATACAGGTTAAAGAAATGACACAACTCGTTGAACAACTTAAACGTCACGAAGGCTTGAGGTTAAAACCATACAAATGTACAGCAGACAAGTGGACTATCGGAGTAGGGAGAAATCTGGAAGACGTAGGTATCTCAGAGCAAGAGGCAGAAATGCTTCTACAAAACGATATACAACGAGCCACAACACAGCTAGTACAGAAGTTTCCGTGGACACAGGAACTAGACGAGGTACGTTTCTCAGCCCTCATCAACTTTACCTTCAACGTAGGGATAGGAACAGTAGCAAAGTTCAAAAACGCAATGGGTCTGCTAAAACAAAAAAACTACGATATGGCAGCAAACGAGTTTCTGAACAGTCGCTGGGCTAAACAAGTTGGTAATCGGGCTATTGAAGTAACAGAACAAATCCGAACAGGAGAGTGGCAATGAGTAAAAAACAACAGATGGATACTCTGCACGATGCTGTAACACAAGAACTGCTTCTCCGTGTAAAAAGCGGTGAGGCAACTGCAAGTGAGTTGTCAGTAGCTGTAAAGTTTCTTAAAGACAATGGTGCAAGCCTTGACGTTATCACAGCAGAAAGTCCTATGGCTGGGCTATTAGAAAGCCTACCATTTGACGCTACGGAGAACTTACAATGAGGGGTCACAACGCAAGTCTAGCATCTAAGAATGTCACACTACCCTCAGACCAATCGTGGGTAAAGCTCCTTGACGATAACCCTAACCGTATGTACTTGGTAATCCAGAATGACCACGATAATCACTATATCACTATTGGTTTCAGTGATAATACTACTGCCCCTACTAGTGGACTAAACCTTGCAGGTTCTAATTCAGAGGGTGACAAAGCGGCTACATGGGAGTTTAGTGTAGCACCTATCAACGCTGTGTGGGCAAAGGTTAATGATAATCACACACACGACATTGAAGTAATATACGATGACTAATGTACCACAGGCTCTACATGACTTTAGGAACTTTACGTACCTAGTCTGGCAACATCTGGGGTTACCAGAGCCTACTCCTATTCAGTACGACATTGCTAGCTACTTGCAGCATAGTCCAAAGCGGTGTATTATTGAGGCATTTCGTGGTGTGGGTAAGTCCTACATCACAGCGGCTTACGTTGTACACCAGCTACTGCTAGACCCTGACAAGAAGTTTATGGTTGTATCGGCTTCTAAAGCCCGTGCAGACGACTTCTCTACGTTTACGCAGCGTATCATTACAGAACTGCCTATATGCCAGCACTTGGTCGCTAAAGAGGGTCAGAGATGGTCTAAGATTGCGTTTGACGTAGCACCTGCTAAAGCTGCTGGTAGCCCATCTGTCAAGAGTGTGGGTGTCACAGGTCAGCTTACTGGTTCTCGTGCTGACGTTATCATTGCAGATGACGTTGAAGTACCAAACAACTCTATGACACACATGATGCGAGAGCGTCTGTCAGAGTCTGTAAAAGAGTTTGACGCTGTTCTAAAGCCTGACGGTAAGATTATCTACCTCGGCACACCTCAGAATGAAATGTCTCTGTATAACACGCTACTAAGCCGTGGTTACGAGATGAGAGTGTGGCCTGCTCGTTATCCTACCCTAGAACGCTCTGAGAAGGCGTATGGTGGGCGACTTGCACCTTCTGTGTATGATACCATACAAAATGAAGGAGAGGCCGTGTACGGGCTTCCTACGGACGTTAAACGCTTTGATGAGGAAGACCTACTAGAACGAGAGCTATCGTACGGACGTTCTGGCTTTGCTTTGCAGTTTATGCTAGATACAAGCCTGTCTGACGCTAACAAATACCCACTCAAATTGTCTGACCTTATGATTATGTCATGTGACAAGAATACAGCCCCTGAGAAGGTCATATACGGCATCATGAAGCCCATCAGTGACCTTCCTAATGTCGGACTATCTGGAGACAAGTTCTACGCACCAGAGGACACCATAGGGCGTTCTGAGTATACTGGTAGCGTCTTAGCCATTGACCCCTCTGGTAGAGGCTCTGACGAGACTGCATACGCTGTTGTAAAGATGTTAAACGGTTTCTTGTATGTGGTAGACGCTGGTGGTGTTGAGGGTGGCTATAGTGATAAGACACTACAACACCTGACAGACATAGCCAAGATACACCAAGTAAACATGGTACTCATTGAAAGTAACTTTGGTGACGGTATGTTTACTGAGCTACTCAAGCCTTACATTGAGAAGACTTATCCTGTTACTATCGAAGAAGTTCGACATAGTAAACAGAAAGAGGCACGTATCATCGACACGCTAGAGCCTGTTATGAACCAGCATAGGCTTGTTGTAGACCCTAAGGTAATACAAAGGGACTACGAGAGTACGCAGCACATGCCTCCTGAGAAGGCTGCTAAGTACATGTTACAGTATCAGCTAACACGTATAACAAAGGCTCGTGGAGCTTTAGCACATGACGATAGGTTGGACGTACTAGCTATGGCTGTACAGTACTGGGTAGACCAGATGGCAGCAGATGCAGATAAGGAGATACAGGTACGTAAGGACGAGATGTTAGACAATGAACTAGAAAAGTTTATGTCTGGTATGAATATGGGTAAGAGAGGTAGCAGTGTTGAAGGGTGGATTACAGTCTAAAGTTACAACATAGACCAAGACCCCCTTTAACATATACTATAAGTATGTTTAACAGTGTTAAAGTATGGCTCAAATCGTACCTACGTACATGGCTTAAAAATGACCAAAAAATCTGAGGGGGTGTATAATAGTACGTAGCCGCCCGTTCCCCCTTAGATGGTCAACATTGCTGTCCTATTTTTGCGGCAATGTCAAACATAGGTCAACATTGCTGTCGTATTTACTGCAAAACTAGGTCAACATTGCTGTCCTATGTTGAAGTATACTATATAATGCTTTTAAATTTTTTCCGTTTCTGTCTCTCTCTATCTATTTTTTTCCTAATGTTATCAATCACTTGTAAAATATTTTCATTATTTGTTATTTTTTTTCTTGCAATCCTTTTTCATCTGGTCTAGTCTTTAATCATAGCCAAACGGGTTCTCAGCATGAACCATAAAGAAAAGTAATAATGACAGGTGAGGCTAAGGTAAATACAAGATAAACGGTGAAATAGTCCAACATTCTTTATTTACCGCAACAATGAAAAAAAGTGTTGACACACTCTAAACAGTCAGATAGAGTAGAATACAAGATGACGGGAACATCTCTAAAAATCCGCTAGTCGATGGACTAATCAAAAACAGAACCTACCTAGTAGTAAATCCTACAAAGTGGTAGATACGAACAGGCTAGGGGACTAGCATAGTAACATAGAGATATGTGAAACGGAGCGTGAAATATACCTGCCTATCCTCAGGGCGATGTAGTAGGGCTACAACATGGGCAACCATGACTACGGGATAAGAGTGTTTACACGGGGTGAACATAGGCGGAGTGTGTCCTCTTCTATCATTACGAGGTACAATGGTGTGCCTGTAACGCTATAGGAGTAGTAGCATGAAAACTAAGACAATCAAAATGTTCGGTAATACAGTGGCAGTTTATGGGTATCGTCCACGCTTGGTTCAAAAGCGGTATGGTATCAAGCGAGGTGAGACCTTCACGGGCTTTCACTTTGGCAAGACTAGCCACTATGTATCACTGCCAGCGTTTGCATCACGCAAGTTTGGCGGTGTCAATGACATTGTGAAAGCATAGTTTGACAGGGGGCAACGGTAGTGATACCGTTGTACCTCGTAATGGTAGAGGATAGGAGTAGATACCATGAGTGTAGAAAATATTATCAACATCTATAACATGGCAACACCTGAGGAAAAGCGTGATGGTGTGGTGTGGTATGCTGTAGCATTATCAGACTGTAACCGTATCGCTATTGACAATGGTGTGCCATTACATATCGTGGTGGGCGTGTGTGCCGCACTGTCACCTAATAACAAGTGGGACAGAAACATTGTCAACACTAGTGACATGGTGCAAGCGTTCATCAATGGTGAAGACATGGACAGTTTCAAGGTGAGTACCTACCACGCTATGAAGCGTAAAGCGTGGGGTATTCTTGAGGCTATGCCAGACAGTGATGAAGAGGTCATGACCATGTTGAACGGGCAAAAGATTATCAGTTTTTTCCGTAACATCATGGGGCATGATACCTGTACGATTGATGGTCATGCCAGAAACATTGCGTACGGTGTGCGTGAGGGCTTGACAGGCTCAATCAGTATTGGTAAGAAAGAGTATGCGACACTGCAAGATGAGTATGTAAAAGCAGGTAAGAAAAAGCGTATCAATGGTAGAGCATTGAAAGCGTTTGAGATGCAAGCGATTACATGGGTAGTGTGGCGTAGAATACATGGGATTGTGTAAGGAGTAGAAGACATGGCAAAACCATACAACGGGTGGCCTTCGTGGAACGCATGGAATGTGACACTATGGGTCAACAATGATTACTATTTTAATGAGAACTTTCTTTACTGTCATGAGAACATGACCAGAAAGGATGCGATAGACACATTAGTAGAATGGTTTGGTGGCAAGAAAACACCAGATGGGGGTGTGTTCAATAGACGCACTATAACACTAGCATTGGAAGGGATGGACGAATGACAGAAAAACTATTGACGATTGTTTCAATCATTGGTGGTACGTTGTTGACGTACACAGCAGGGTATGATATATACTGGGGGTATGGGTCACCACTAGCACTAGGTGCATACACTATCGGAGTGTTGGCACTTGCGGCAGGGGTGAGGTCTATAGTTAAAAGCATGGAGTACAAGAAGTGAGAAATATGTTTGACGATGCGTACGTTTTAGGGTACGCTAGTGGGTATCATGGTGACGAGTACACCAACTCATATGACAAGGACACTGAAGCACAGTGGCGGTCTAAGTTTGAGAATGGCTACGCTGATGGTGTAGAGATGAAAGAAAAAGAACTTGACAGAGACCAGTGGATAAGGGATAGTGGTATTCCAGACTGGAACACTGATGAGAACGGAGAACCTTTATGAACATGACAATGAGTGAACGGGCAGAAAAAGAACTGACCCAGTATGTAGACACGATAGTTAGTAACAACCAATGGGATGGTGAGGACGATTGGTTTGACTATGAGTATGAGGGTGATGTGGTGGACATAAACATCTGGCGTGATGATGACGGATATGTCAGGGCTACAGTTTATCCTACCTACCAGACACCAAATGGGTTGACAACTGATACTGAGGTGTGGTATAATTTGTCTGCTTACAAGGAGTAAACATGGGAAACGTAACTTTCAAGGTTGATGATACCTACAGTTTGTCAGTTTATCAGGACGAACAGACGAAGGTGATTGAATGTGTACCAGTGTACACTGAGGGTGGTTTGATTGGTGAGCCACTGTACTTTGAACACTTTGAAGAACTGATTGAGATGTATGACAGCATCATGAATGGTGACTTCAAGGTATGGACGGACAGGTACGAGGTAGAATGGGAGTAAGTGTAGCCATACTTGTATTCATAGTCAGTCTATTACTGGTCAGTGGTATAGGATACTTCAACAATATGGCAGACATTGGTGGTTTGATTACTACCATCATGTTCGTAGGTACGATAGTCGTAGGTATCCTAGCCATGTTAAACATGTTATAGTTAATGTTAAAGGGGGCTTAGTCATGGATGTAACTTTAGAAACAGATAATGACCTCTTCAACCAACAGATAGCACTTGAAGCAGATATGCTGACGGGTGGTATTGAACGGTTCAGGAAGGCCAGAGACAAAGCCATTGACAGTGGTAGAGAATCCACTACAATGCACGGACGAGCCATCATATCGAGGCTTGTAGATACCGTAGCAGTAGCCATAGATGAGTGGCGAGACAGCCCAAGTAATATGTCCCGTGACATTGCTTGGAAGAAGACTAAAGACATGGACTCTGAACAGGTTGCATACCTGTCACTGGTGTCCCTTGTCGATAGTCTCAGCAGGAAGAACACATTGCTGCATGTCGCAAGGACAATCGGTAGCAGTATCGAGATACAGGACAGGCTTGACAGATGGATTGCTGACGAGGGTAGCATTGCCCACAACGTCATCAAGGAAGCCATGAAGAAAGCCTACGGTGCTAGACGCTATGGTCTGACACATAAGATGAACAAGGACGGGTACAAGGACACTGAGTGGGAGAAGTCAGAGCGTGTTCATGTAGGCTTCAAGATGGTAGACCTTATCATCCAATCCACAGGGCTAGTTAAACTGGACACCCAACAGGTGCAGAAACGCAGACGTGCAACGTATGTAGTACCCACCGAAGGTACATCTGAATGGATAACAAGGTTCAATGCGTGGCGAGAAACACTACACCCACGTTACACACCCTGCATCTACGAGCCGAAGGCTTGGACAGGTGTGAAGGGTGGTGGGTATCATGGTCACATCATTGACGAACTACCGATTGTGAGGCGTAAATGAGTTTGAAGAAACACTTGAGTAGGTTACGAGAGCAGGACTTACAGGAAGAGTATGACTGTCTCAACGCCTTGCAGAGAACACAGTGGTCAATCAATCGACAACTGCTAGAAGTTATGCGAAACATCTGGGAACAGGGGCAAGAGTGGGGTGGCTTACCTGCACGAGAGGACATACCTCTGCCACCCTACCCATTTGCTAAAGACCGCAAAGAGATGACTGAGGAAGAGAAGGAAGTGTTCCGTGCATGGTCACGCAAACGCTCAACCATCTACTCCGAAAACAACAGGAGCGTAAGTAAGCGTATTCAAGTTGAACGGACACTGCAAGTAGCAGAACACTTCGCCAAGTACGACAGGTTCTACTACGTCTGGCAGAATGATTTCCGTTCACGCAAGTACGCAAGTAGCACGTTCCTCTCTCCTCAGTCTGCCGATTGGAGTAAGTCGTTGATGCAGTTCACTCGTGGTGTAGCCATCAACAACTGGGATGATGCACGATGGTTGTGTATTCAGGGTGCTAACTTGTACGGCAACGACAAGGTATCTCTGGATGACCGTGAGCGTTGGGCATGGGACTACGTTGACGAGGCCAAGCGTATCGTTGATGACCCGTACACCAACAACCAGTGGACTACGGCAGACAAACCGTTCCAGTTCTTGGCATGGTGCTACGAGATTGTAGCAATGACACGACACGGCTGGGGCTACATGTCACACCTGCCATGCAGTGCTGACGGTTCGTGTAACGGACTACAACACCTGTCTGCTATCCTTCGGGACGAGCGAGGTGGTGCAGCAACTAACCTCATCCCTTCTGAGTTACCTCAAGACATTTACACTGAGGTTGCAGAGGAGACAACACGAAAGGTTACGGCTGACGGTCACGAACTAGCACAGAAGTGTTTGCGGTTTGGTATTGACCGTAAGTTAGCCAAGCGTCCTGTCATGATTGTACCTTACTCTGGTACACGTCATGCCTGTCGTGCCTACATTGAAGAGGCCATACAGGACAAGATTAAGAATGGTGCAGAAAATATTTTCGGGGATGACTTGTTTGAAGTTTCAAACTATCTGTCAGGTCACATCTGGGAAAGCATTGCTGGTGTCATTGTGTCTGCAAGAAAGGTGATGGACTACGTTAAAGACATTGCCGACATCTATGCAGACAGAGGACAGCACATGGAGTGGGTAACGCCTACAGGCTGGCTCGTACTACAACAGTACAACGAGACAGAACAGAAGCGTATCAAGACCCACATCAATGGTGACGTTGTGTCCCTGTCATTCCCTCGTGAGAAGGAATCAGTACACCGTCATCGAACAGGGCTTGGTGCTTCGCCTAACTTCATCCACAGTCTGGATGCTGCGGCAATGACCAAGACTATCAACCATGCTTCCGCATACATGAGGGACTTTGCAATGGTGCATGACAGTTATGGGACACACTCCGCACACATGCCACTGATGTCTACCATCCTGCGTGAAGAGTTCGTGAAGATGTACGAACAAAACAATGTGTTGACGCAACTGCGTGAACATGCTACAATAACACTTGGCACTCAGGATATACCTGAACCGCCATCACAAGGTAACCTAGACTTACGTAACGTATTGAAATCAGAATACTTTTTTGCGTAGTTCTAAAGTTACAACCTAGCCTTTAATAGCAACGTAGCGAAGGAGAATGTTAATGATTGTAATCAAAGGAAAAGCAAACTGGGCGAAGGTATTTGAACCTGATACACGGTTTGTACCAGAGGGTGAATACTCTGTTCAGGTTATCGTACCTGAGACAGAAGCCCAAGACTTGTGTGAACAGTTGGACGGTATGGCTCAAGCCAAACTGGAAGAGACTGTCAAGGAACAGCCTAAACTCAAGACTGTCCTGTCCACTCGTCACTCTTACGAGGAAGATACTGATGAACTTGGCAACCCAACTGGCAGCCTAGTCTTCAAGGCTAAGATGAAAGCACGTATCAAGTCTCGCAACGGTCAGGTGTACGAGCAAAAGCCAGCAGTGGTAGATGCTAAACGTACTCCGATGGATGGTAACCAACTGATTGGCAACGGCTCTGTTGTTAAGGTTGCTGTCGAACCTGTCCCCTACATGATGCCATCGACAAAGCAGGTAGGCGTATCACTACGTCTGAAAGCCATGCAAGTCATTGAGATGGTTGAGTACGGTAACAATACTAACTCTATCTTTGATGAAGAGGATGGTTATGTAACCTCTGCTGTATCAAAGGATGATGCTAGTGATGTCTTCTCTGACGAAGCAGTTGCCGATGCCGAAGGGGACTTTTGAGGAACGGGTCATGGCTGACCTAGATGGACGTGGCGTTCCATACATGTACGAGAACGAGAAGATTGCGTACAAGGTGGAGCGTCACTACATCCCAGACTTACTGATTGGAGATACCTATATTGAACTGAAGGGATACTTCAGGCAGGATGCACAACGAAAGATGAAAGCGGTCAAGGCTCAACACCCTGACAAAGATATACGCTTCGTCTTTCAGAAGGCAGACAGTCCAATACAAGGTGCAAAGAAACGTAAGGATGGGTCAAAGATGACCTGTGCAGAGTGGGCAGACCGCAACGGTTTTGTCTGGAGTGAAGACACTATTCCAGAGGAGTGGCTATGAGTGTAATTGATATTACCGAAGAGATTGTATCTGAGGTTGACCTGAATGTAGAGTTTACTACACAAGGTTTGTCAGTGTCAGTCTTCGTTGATGAGTGTGAGGTACACGACTTTGTGGACTATCAGACCATTGCTTACCACATGGTAGGTGACAGGGATAAGTACCCCGAAGAGGCTATCGCATACATCAGACGACAACTGATAGAGATGTCAGAGATACTGGGGGATGCGATAGATGGATGAAGAGGGTGAGTTTATCAGGCACGAAGCCTGTCCTCACTGCGGCAGTAGTGATGCCAATGCGTTGTACAGCAGCGGTAAACACTACTGCTTCTCTTGTCAAACCTTAACACCAGCGGAGAACCAAGTGGAAGCAGTAGCAATCTTAGAAACTGTAGACAGTATCTTCCTTGACCTTGAGTACAAGGAACTGAAGAAGCGTGGTATCACACAGAAGACGTGTGAGTTCTGGGGGTATGGTACGGCACAGTACAGAGGTCAGACTGTTCAGGCAGCAAACTACAGAACACGTAGTGGTGACCTTGTAGCACAGAAGATACGCTTCGCTAACAAAGACTTCTCAGTCATAGGTAACATGAAAGAGGTAAACCTTTTTGGTGAACACCTGTGGCGTGACGGTGGACAACGCATCGTCATTACTGAGGGTGAACTAGACGCACTGTCTATGTCACAAGTACAGGACAATAAGTTTCCTGTGGTGTCCCTACCTTCGGGCTGTACGTCAGCCAAGAAAGCCGTAGGTAAATCACTTGAATGGTTGTCTAACTTTGACAGCATCATCTTGATGTTTGACATGGACGAGGCAGGACAGAAGGCTGCTAAAGAAGTTGCCTCTATCCTACCACCTAACAAGGCAAAGATTGCCAGCCTACCACTGAAGGATGCCAACGAGATGTTGGTGGCTGGACGTGTAGCAGAGTTGATTGATGCCTTCTGGGGTGCTAAGACCTACCGTCCTGATGGTATCGTAGCAGGTACAGACCTGTGGGATGTTGTCACGACTGACGATGAGAAGGAAGCCATGACCTATCCCTTCACGGGGATGCAGGAGAAGACAGGTGGCATACGTAAGGGTGAGGTGGTGACTATCACTGCTGGCTCTGGTATTGGTAAGTCACAACTTGCTCGTGAGGTTGCACACCACATCGTCAAGCATGGACAGACGCTTGGGTACATTGCACTTGAAGAGAGTGTCAAGCGTACAGCACTAGGCATGATGTCCATTGAGATGAACAAACCTCTCCACCTACGTGGTAATGAGGTTAGCCAAGAGGAGATGAGAGTTGCCTTTGATGCTACACTTGGAACAGGTAGAGTTTATCTGTATGACCATTGGGGTTCTACTGATTCTGACAACTTGCTATCTAAGATTAGGTATCTGGTCAGGGGTTGTGGTTGCGATTATATTATACTTGACCATATCTCCATTGTTGTCTCTGGTATGGACGGTGGGGACGAGCGTAGGCTTATTGACAACACCATGACCAAGCTACGTGCTTTGGTTGAGGAGTTGAACTGTGGTCTGCTACTTATCTCACACCTCAAACGTCCGTCAGGTGACAGGGGACATGAGGATGGCGCACAAACATCACTAGCACAGCTTCGTGGTAGTGCTGCAATCGGTCAGTTATCCGACATGGTGATTGGCCTTGAGCGTAACCAGCAGGATGCTGAGAACCCAAACTTATCGCAAGTCCGTGTGTTGAAGAACAGATGGTCTGGTGAGACAGGACTGTGCTGTGCCTTAGAATACAGTAAGGATACAGGACGAATGACTGAGGCTTTCTTTGAAGAAGAGGAAGTTGAAGTAGACTTTTAACCAGTGCGGAGACACGGTATGAAACTAGTATTTGATATTGAAGCAGACAACCTACTGCAAGATGCTACACAAGTGTGGTGTATTGTAGCGGTTGATGTGGATACCGACACACTATACACCTTTGACCCAGACAGTATCAACGATGGGCTAGAGTTACTTGGTAAAGCAGACACACTGATTGGTCACAACATCATTGACTATGACCTACGCTTGCTGAAGAAACTACACAACTTTGTGTACTCTGGTAACATCATCGACACTCTGGTATATGCTAGAACAATCTGGCCTGATGTACGTGACAAAGACTTCACGCTTGTGAAGCAGGGTAAGATACCACAGAAACTTGTGGGGTCACACTCCCTTCGTGCATGGGGTCACAGACTTGGAGTATTAAAAGGTGAAGTCAATAGTGAAACAGGCTTTAGTGCGTTCACACAGGAGATGCTCGACTACTGCGTCCAAGACGTTGCAGTCAATAAAGAACTCTACGAACGAATCGAAGCCAGACAATTCAACCAAGAAGCCCTCGACTTAGAGACAGAGTTACACACTCTGCTTATTGAACAGGAAGAACATGGCTTCCCGTTTGATGTTGATGCAGCATCCTCTCTGTATGCTCGACTTGCCCAGCGCAAGACCGACATTGAGAAAGAGTTACAGGATACCTTTGAGCCTACCATCATTGAGATGAAGACTAAGACAAAGACTATCCCGTTCAATCCTGCATCACGTCAACAGATTGCTGACCGCCTGATGAAGAGAGGCTGGCAACCTGAGGCATACACCGACAATGGTGAGCCAAAGGTAGACGAGACTGTCCTGTCCAGCATCGACATGCCTGAGGCTCGTATGCTCAGTGAGTACCTATTACTCAACAAGCGTATCGGTCAACTGGCTACAGGCAAACAGGCTTGGCTGAAGATGGAGAAGAAAGGACGATTGCATGGACGTGTTAATCACATGGGTGCTGTCACATCTCGCTGCACTCACGCCAACCCTAACATGGCGCAAGTCCCGTCCGTTGGGGCGGAGTATGGGGTGGAATGTCGTAGCCTTTTTCATGCTCCTGAAGGCTATTCTCTACTGGGTGCTGATGCTAGTGGCCTTGAGTTGCGTTGCCTTGCTCATTATATGGCTGCTTATGACGATGGTTCTTATGCCAAAGTAGTCCTTGAGGGTGACGTGCATACCACTAACCAAGAGGCGGCTGGTCTTCCCACACGCTCAAACGCAAAGACATTCATCTATGGATTTCTTTACGGTGCAGGTGATGAGAAGATTGGTAAGATTATTGGTAAGGGTTCAACTGAAGGACGTAAGATTAAGAACAAGTTCCTGAAGAAACTACCTGCCCTCAAGTATTTGAAGGATGCTGTATCCAAAGCAGCAAAAGAACGTGGATGGATTAAAGGTCTTGACGGACGTGTCATACCTATCCGACACAGCCATGCTGCACTGAACACTTTGCTTCAGTCTGCTGGTGCTATCATCTGTAAAACTTGGTACGTGTATGTTGCCCGTGCCTTGAAGGAAGCCAAACTGGACGCACAGATTGTAGCGTTCATCCATGATGAGGTGCAAGTCCTCGTAAAGAAAGGACAAGAAGATGAAGCAGGGAGAGTTATTCAGCGATGTATGCGAGATGTCGAAGAACGATTTAAGTTCAGATGTCAACTCGACAGTGACTACAAGTACGGAAGAAACTGGGCAGATACCCATTGAGGCTATTACTTGTATCAAGTGTGACATCACACAGCCCATTCATAACTACAAGGTTCTTGCGTCTGGGGAGATAAAGAGAACATGTAAATCTTGTAAGAGTGGGCATGATAAAGTTCTATACAAACTACGCAAAGAGAACGCTTATCCTGACGAAGACTACTGCTGTCCTATATGTAGGAGAGACATAGAAGAGATAGGTAAGTACGGACAGCCCAGACTACAGACTTGGGTGTTAGACCACTGCCATGACAGCGATACGTTTAGAGGCTGGGTGTGTGGTAATTGTAACACAGGTCTGGGTGGTTTCAAAGATAACCCTAACAACGTATCAAGAGCCTACGAGTACTTGATTAAACACAGGATGAGACATGGACTTTGATTTCTTTTTTAAGCTAGTCTTGACATGCTGCTTCTTTGGTGTTACAATATGTCTATGTATTAAATGGATTGTCGAGAGTTATCTGGACTACGTACAAGTCATGACAGGCATACGTGTTATCACTCTTGAACAGCAGAAAGAACTACAACGGTTAGAAGAGCGAACAATAGAAGGAGATGACGATGACCCTTTTGCTCATTGATGCTGACATCGTAGCCTTCAAAGCGGCTGCATCAGCAGAAACACCTGTCAACTGGGGTGACGGGTTGTGGACACTACATAGCTTTGAACAAGACGTAGCCCTACGTATTGACGAACAGATACAGAAGCTAGAGGAAGAAGCACCAGTACAGGATGTTGCTCTAGCACTGTCGGACAAGGAGAACTACCGTAAGAAGATTGCGGATTACTACAAGGCTAACCGTACCAATGTACGTAAGCCCATGCTCCTACCGTATGCACGTCAGTACATGATGGATAACTACAACACTATTATGTACAGAAACTTGGAGGCAGATGATGTCATTGGGATACTTGGTAGCTCAAATACTGAGACCATCATTTGGTCAGAAGACAAAGACTTACAAACTGTACCAGCAAAGCATTGGATTGATGGAGAGGTTGTCGAAATCTCTGAGGCAGAAGCCAATCGCTTTCATCTGGTACAAACACTGGTTGGTGACCCAACTGACAACTACAAAGGTTGCCCTAGTGTCGGCTATAAAACTGCTGAAAAAATTCTCGCAGAAGATTGTAGCTGGGATGCTGTTGTTAAAGCGTATCAGAGTAAAGGTTTATCTGAAGCAGTAGCATTAGAAAACGCACGACTAGCTTTCATCCTCAGGGATGGTTACTATGATACAGACACTGGAGAGGTTACATTATGGACACCAAATACGTAGACCCATCTGAGATGGAACAGCCATCAATGTTTGACGACATGGTAAACAGCCCACCACACTACATGGGTAACATTGAAACGATTGACTACATCGTTGATGTGCTTGGTGAGTGGGAAGCAATCAGTTACTGTCATGGTAACGTAATCAAATACAC